ATGAGTTACTTACCCCATCTTCAATTTGTACTCTTGCCCTTGAAGCTGTAGCGCACCAAACAAAACAAGCTAGAGTTACTGGCTTGCCTTTCCAAAAATTTATACCCCATTCTGTATGAACATCTATATATAGATAATCACCGTCTACCGATAACTTTGCTGAATAACTATTGTATAATTTAGTGGTGGCTTCTTGTGCAACAACACCAGATACAATCCATCCGTAAGGGGGAAGGTTCACTCCATCAGGCCATGAGGCAAATAATCCATTTACTATTAATTGATAAGGTGCATTACTCATTTTATATCCCGTGTGACTTCCAGTTATATGTTCCCGTTCTTAATGTTCCTGATGTATCGTATAAATGGACAGTAAATCCTGTTGTATCTAAACTTGTAACTTTAGCGTAAACACCATTGCCAGAAGCTATATCTATTGATACTACTGGTGTTTCGTGGTATGTCTTAGAAAAGATTACGGTATCGCCAGTAGCTGCATCAGCAATTGTTTCTGCTGTTTCGCTAAAATCATCTACATCAGGCAAATCAGCATAATAATCAAAAGTAGAACATAGTAGCACATCAGATACATTCTCTCTTGTTAATGTCATTCTAATCTGGAAATACCTGCATTTCCAATCACCTACTTGATAGGCCACATAGTCTGTCCATGTAATATTATCCTCTGATGTTTTTATTTCAAATGTCGCTGCACCAGGCGTTTCTGCGCCGGTAAATCTTTCAGTAAGACTTGAGTTAAATTTTGTCGTGCCATCATCGTTAAATGCCCTTCCTTGCGTAATGGCTGTTATCACCTCAATTGCTATTAAAAATGTGGCAACATATCCAACATCCCTTACAGGCGTCTCGTAAGTTCCTGTCAGTTCTCCAGCTGATATTATTAAGTTATCACCTGATGTATCTGTGTTAGTTTTACTACCTGTCCATGCTGTTTGTTCTGAGTATTCCGTCACTATATTTCTAAAAGGTATATTATCTATTGTTATTGTGGACTCTGTGGCAGTTTCAGAGTAGTTTCCAGATGTATCTATAGCCTTTATCCAATAACTCTGGCCTGAACCTGTCCTGAAATCCATTGTAACGTGCTTATTCCCTTGCTTAAAAGCCATTATTTGACCACTATCCCATGAAGTACCCCATCTTATCTCATATCCCCAAACATCTAAATCATCGATCTCTGTCCAGCCCATAACCAGTCTGTCTCTGCTTTGATTAGCTAAAAATGAAGAAACGTCAGATGGGGGAGCGGCTTTTCCTAATAATTCTATTGAAGAACTTGGTGAATCAGACAAAGAACCATCTTCTCCTGTATCTGCTACAGTTACAACTTTTACGTAATAAGTAACGCCACCTATTACGTCACCGATTATAGAAAACTCGCTACCAAATGTTTCTCCCCTATATCCCCAATCTGTATCATTTTCGGATAAATATATTTTTGCTTTCTGGTATCTTTTTACATATCCGGAATAAAGCTCAGGCTTATCAAACCAAACATCGATAGCGTTATCTATTGTTCCATCCGCGCGTTTAACCAATCTTTCTGTCAATGTTAAATTTCTAACATTCGGCACAGTAAGCACTAAAGAAGAATAGTTATTGTCCGGTATCGATATCTCACTGTCATCATAAACATCGTCATCTAATTCTATTGCTGATATAGATGCTTCATTACTGCTATCTTTATTAATTGAGATTATTCTAAAATTCTTTTTTACTTTATCGGTTTCGCCAAAACTGTATTTATCGTAAGCGCCAGGGATTTGACTGAATACGCTTGACACGGTAATCCCTGTTTCTGTGCCAGGGGTATTAGTTACTACTCTTTCTTCTATGGTGTCATCTGAAAATTGAACCATTATTGCGTATGATTTTCCATCTGCTATCACTAATCCTTGATCCACCATTACTTTGTGAGTGCTAGAACCTGATTGGACCCTGCCTGAAAATCCCCATTGAGGCACATCATGAGCAAATGCTATGACATCACTTGCTTGGCAAGCAATAGAATCTATCCCTGCTCTAAAACCAATAGATCTATTTATATACTTGGCTACTTTTGCGGCATATCTTCCTTCTTTGATCGCTCTGGATAAACTTGTAAGGAATACTCTGACTTGTTCTTTGCGCATAGGATCGCCCGCAGCTAATGCCGCCTCATCCGAATAGGCTATTGTGTCCTGCTTATAGTCTTTATCTTTATCTAAAAATTGTACTTCTACTACATTTGGGATATCCCTGATAGATTTCCAACTTTGACTAAAACTATTCTCTATAATATTGCCCATAGTAAATAATTGAGCGGGATCATCAGGCTTATCTATTTTAAAATTGATAATACCTTGTGAGTAAAAAGGAAGCCCTCTAAATACAGCGCATAACTGCGTTATTACATCAGGGGCCTTCGCGGGGCTGTCTATCATAACATCCATTCTGAATCTTTTTTCATATCCGCCAAGACCATCAGGATTTAATCCATCGCAGTATTTAGACATTTCAAGCATTAAGCTAACACTAAGATGCGTTGAATCTACAAACTCGCCTAATCCATAACGTGAGTTTAAAAGCAAATCCCGTACACACCAAACTGGATTTGCGGAATATTTGTCATGATAAGTAACTTCATCCCAATCTAATTCTGTATCATCGCTTTCCATTTTAAATTTGCTATTAGTGTCATCCCAATAATACTCGTCATACTCTATTTCACCCAAAAGTTGAACATCATCAAAATAAACAGATCCATTTGTGTGATAAGCGTATAATCGTATTTTTACTGTTGTGCTTTCTGCTCTGAATCTCATTGAGAGTTGCGTCCACGTTGTACTTGCTAGTGTTTGAGCGGATTCTTCCGTAGCACCGTTTAAAACTCCGAGTTTTGCAAAACAAGCAGAACCATCATTCCTTACCCAAGCAGACGCTTCATACCAATTGCCAACTACCATGTTCCCCCATGTGACCTCATCCCCATTGGTCTGCGTAACACCGCCATCTGTTCCTGCGCGCGTTATCTTTAACGAGTAATCACCTGTGCGCTTAATAGTGGATTCTTTTGCAAGAGTTATTCCTGCCCCTACACTTGTATAATCATCGGGGGCAGATCCTGTCCAGTCAGCAAAAATTGGATTCCCAATCACATTAGGATATAAAATTTTAGGAACACTTACCATCTTCCCTTTAGCGATACAAGTAAAATTAGGCATAGCGCCGCTTAACTGTTCAGTTGCTAACGCCTCTATCCCCAATAAGGCAGTATTTGGATAAAGAAAATCATCTGTCTTTATTTCGTCTAATTGAGTCCATTGTAAATCACCTTGTTTTAGAGGATCTAACTGGCTATCGTCTGATGTTCTAGTAACTCTTATGTCGTACTGTCCAGCCGTAAGGTCATCTTTCCTATATACCCTTCTTATCGTAGAGCGCGTCTTATCAGTAATGGTAGTTGAACCTAAATCTGTATAGCCAGGATCTGCGTGTAATTTATATTCTACTTTATACGTTACGCCCCATGACTGGACTGTCCCAGTAGCAGCATCTTGTTTAAATAGTCCACCGGGCAATTGCAGGTGTATTTCAAAAGCTTCGACATCACTATCTATTGTTGTGTAAACATGCGCGTTATCTTTTGTAAGCGTAACATTAACATCATACATATTATGTGCATCTTCAAAATTTGTTATTAGAGATGGACTGTTTATTCCATATCGCTTATCTGTGGTTATCCCGTCAAAGTTTTCTGCTGGATTATCGTTTACCTTAATCGTGTCTATGCTATGGATTTCGCCTTCACATAGCCCTAAAAGAACATTAAGATAATTTTTATTCCCATCGGTTCTTATGTAAGCATTTAAGACATTTCCGCCTATCTTGTGCTGCCCATATAAAACAGGGACAGGGATACCGATCTCCTGGACCGTCCTTATTCCATCCCAACCATAGGTAGGAGAGCTTTCATCTATCCCCTTACCAACAGTATTAAACGATGGTTTTCTTCTGCCCATAATAGCAGAATAAATAGAATACCCTACAGAAGCAAGCGCTAATATAACATCTAAAATAGTCAAAGCAGTCATTGTGGCTGCTGATAACGTTGCTCCTGAAGCAATCATCGCACTTCCTATTGCAACAAACTTTACTTCAGGAGTAATTATAATCTCATCGCCGTTATCAAGTACACAGTTTAAGTTTGTTATTTTTTTGCCGGAAACTATTACTTTGAGGTCTTTTGTGGAAAAACCTACTTCTTTTATATAATCCTTGACAAATTTTTGCCGAGAATAAGGGAGTGTTTTTTCCTCTCGCCTTTCTTTCTTGAGTATATTAGGAATTAATTTAACAGTAATCATTCTTTGTACCTATATATTCCATCAAGCCTCTGTTCCCATCTGGCTGTTAATCTACTTATTATTGTTCCTACTTTGCTATGCGTATGAATAAATTTTCCATCACTTAAATATGCTCCTGCGTGAGAAACTACTCCTAAGTGATTCTTAAACAATAACACATCTAAAAATTTAGGTGGCGTAACTATTTCCCAATTCTTATAGTAATTATCTATAAAATGATTCTTACCTTTCTTCGCCCAATCCTGTTCATAATTTTCAAGGTCTAATATTTCTATGCCTCTGTCTTTATTTATTAAAATTATAAGCGACCAACAATCGCCTCCAGTTAAATCTCTTCCATGGTGTTTGTACGGGACGCCTAAATATTTTGAAACAATTTGTTTTTCTGTTAGCATATCTTCCTTTTTAAGAAACAAAAATTGGTTTTGACGGAACCGATGGAAACCCGCCATACCTTGTTGAATTGTTTAGCACTCTGCATCTTGCTAATGTCTTGTTGCACTCTGTTTCGTCCTGTAAATATCCGCACTCCGTAGACTTAAATTTCCATCCACAGTAATTTCTTGAATATTTACGGGCAGGGATTTCAACACCTAGCACATCGAATTTACTTGTTACTGTAAAAACAACATTATCCTGATCTGCTGAATAACTGTCTATATAGAAAATATCCTCGGTATAAGCATCAGC